AGTTACAAGAGGGTAATGATCAAATTATAACTTTACCAGAAAATTCAATTACTGCTCTTTCTAAAAAGGCTGTGGTTGGATTAGGAGTAACCATTCCAGATACAGCTGGATTAGTCCCTGGCGTTACAATTAGTCAGTTTGGTAATTTAAATGCCTCTGCAACTCTAGTCAATATTGCTGGTGTTGCTGCAACTGAAACCAGTGTGATTAATCCTGGCGTTGGATATACTCCCTCCAGTGGTTTCTTAATATATCGAGATGTACCACTTGTGACTGAAACTGGTGAAGGAAGTGGAGCAGTTGCTAATGTTGTTGTTAATAATGGAGAAGTTGGATTTGTAACTATTACTAATGGCGGTGGTAAAAACTATGCACAAGGGGACACTCTTGGAATTGGAACGTTAGGTCTTGGAAACGGAAGTGGAGCTCTTGTTTCTGTTGGAGTCATTACTGAAAGAAACAGTATCGTTATCGATAACATTCAAGGTTCATTTAACACTGGTATTGGAACAGTTGGATTTAACAATGGATCACAAGTTCTTGGATTAGACGGAACCACTGGTTTAGGTGTTACCGCAGATGGTAACATTGGAAGTGGTGTAACTATTACAACCTTTGATGTTGATACAAACAATGATGGATTACACTTTAAAGTTGATCACAGAGCTCATGGATTACATGCTTTTAACAACCTAGTTAAAATATCTGGTGTTGACTCTGATGTTCCTGAGACAAAATTAACTGCTGATTATGACAATAACTCTCTATCAGATATACCTGTGATTGCAGCATCTAATTTTGCAACATTCGAGGGTGTTGGTGTTGGAACAACAAATTATGGATATGCGATAATAGGAGATGAAGTTATTTCTTACACTGGTGTTTCAGAAAGTTCGATTACTGGTATCACCACCAGAGGTATTGATGCTACAGTTAAATCAAGTCATTCATCTGGAGATGTAATTAAAAAGTATGAATTTGCTGGAGTTTCTCTCCGAAGAATCAATAAGACTCATGATATGAACAATCCAGCTGCAACTGTAACAGATCCAAAAGATTTAGATTTCTATCATATCAAAGTTGATATGAATAGTGATGGAGCAGACAGAAGTGGTGGAACTTTACCAGATAGATTCTTCTCATCAACAAAACGTGGTGGTGGAATAAAAATGACTGCAACACAAAACATACAGTTTGAAACTCTTACACCTAATGTTCAAACCTTACTACCAAATGGAACAACTATTGGTGGTAGAGTAAGGACAATTTCAGCAACAAGTATTGATGGTTCTGAAGTATCATTTGTTGATCAGGGGTTTGTGGATGTTACACTTGACGATATGAATCATTTTGAAACACCTCGAATGATTGCGTCTAAGGTAAATGAAGATAGACAATTAACAGATTTACCTGGCAATAAGTCAATGACATTTGAGTTTGCAATGACTAGTGCAGATGATAATGTTTCACCAGCTATTGATTTGGATCGAGTTAGTGCAATATTAACCACAAACAGAATTAACAGTCCTGTTTCTGATTTTGCATCAGATTCGAGAGTTAATCAAACAGGTCAAGATCCTTGTGCAGCAACTTATGTTTCTAATTTAATTGTTTTAGAAAATCCAGCAACAAGTCTTAAAGTTCAATTTGCTGCATATCGAAGAGACAGTTCTGATATTAGAGTCATGTACAAAGTTCTTTCTGAGGGAGAATCTGAAAATAGTATGGAAAAAGATTTTGATTTATTCCCAGGCTTTGCTAACATAGATCAAAATGGTAATATTATTAACAAAACTAATAATAACGGAAAACCTGATGATCCTGTAACACCTACTGTTCATGAAACATTTAAAGATTATGAATTCACACTTGAAGAGTTAGCACCATTTACAAGATTCCAAGTTAAAATTGATATGGTTGGAACTAATCAGGCACAACCACCATACATTAAAGATCTTAGAGCTATCGCACTTGCATAATGGAAGAAGAAATTGAACTAATCCCTGTCGAAGGTAAAATCGGACTCTATCGAGATTCCGATTCTACAGCAATTATTAATTGTGACAAAAAGGCGTATTCGGATTATATGAAACGCAAAAAAATCTCAAAAGCTAAAAGTAATGAATTAGATAAAATGAAAGAAGATCTTAATAATGTAAAGGGTGAATTGGGAGAAATCAAAGGTCTTTTATCTACTCTTGTTCAAAAACTAAATAATTAGAAAAATGGCACAACAACAGATAATCACTTTTGATCCAGATGTCGCTGTTCCATATGGTGTAAATCTTACCATATTTTCTGGTGCTGATTTTAACACCACATTTACAGTAAAAACTTCTGCTGGTTCGAGTATAGATTTTTCTAACTATACAGGAAGAAGCAATATAAAGAAATCTGCTATTGGAACTGCAAATACTTTTGGCGTGACTCTTGGTGACTCAAATGGAAGGGTAACTCTTTCTATGGGTTCAACCGTCACTAGGGGTTTATCTGAAGGTAGATATCTATATGATGTCAATGTAAGTTCTGGTTCTACTTTCTTTAAAATAGTAGAAGGTAACGTGCTTGTAAGAACAGGTATTTCAACTTAGAGGTGAAGAATGGCTCAACCAACTTCAAGAGAAGGTTTAATAGATTACGCAAAGAGACAGTTGGGTTTTCCTGTCTTAGAGATTAACGTTGCAGATGAACAGTTTCAAGATCTGTTAGACGATGCTATCCAGATATATCAAGAAAGACATTATGATGGTATCGCTAGGATGTATCTTAAATATAAAATTACACAGGATGATATTGATAGAGGACAAGCAAGAGGAGGAGATTCAACTTTAGGAATTACAACAACAACCACAACTTCAACAGTTGGATTATCCACAACTTTCAATATAGAAGAGAATAATAATTACATACAAATGCCTCCATCTGTGATCGGAGTTAATCAGATATTTAAAGTTAGGTCAGACACTGTTTACGATGGTTTATTTAATATTCGTTATCAGTTATTTTTAAATGACTTATATGCCTTTGGATCAATTGATCTTCTTCAATATGCGATGGTTCAAACTAAACTTGAAGATATCACTTTCTTATTAAATCCAGATGTAAGATATCGATTTAATATTCGTCAAGATCGTCTTTACATTGATGTTGATTGGGCACAAATAAACAAGGACGATTACTTTGTCATTGATTGTTTCCGAATCTTAGATCCAGATGATTTTACAAAAGTATATAATGATCCATTCTTAAAGAGATATTTTACTGCATTATGTAAAAAACAATGGGGACAAAATTTAATCAAGTTTCAAGGAGTTCAATTACCTGGCGGTATTCAATTAAATGGTCGTCAAATTTATGATGACGGTGTTGCAGAATTAGCTGAAATTAGAGCTAAGATGGCAAGTGATTATGAAATGCCTCCACTTGATATGATTGGATAATGTTAAATCCGTTTTTTCTACAGGGTTCTAAAGGAGAACAAGGTTTAGTTCAAGACTTAGTTAATGAACAACTAAGGATGTATGGCATTGAGTGTCATTATATTCCTCGTAAGTTGATGACATCAAGAACAATTATGAAGGAAGTAACTGAGTCTCGATTTGATCAGGCATTTCCTCTTGAAGCATACTTGATGAATATTGATGGATATGCTGGATCGGGAGATGTTCTCACAAAGTTTGGTATTAGAGTTACCGATGAAGCGACCTTTGTAATATCTAAAGAAAGATTTGAGGAGGCAGTTGCTCCATTTTTAGAACAACAGGAAGATGATTATGAGTTATCAAATCGACCAAAAGAAGGAGATTTAATATTCTTTCCTTTGGGAAAAAGAATGTTTGAAATTAAGTTTGTAGAACATGAGAGACCATTTTACCAACTACAAAAAAATTACGTCTATCAATTACAGTGCGAATTATTTGAATATGAAGATGAAGTCATTGATACAAATGTAAATGCAATTGATGAAGTTGTTCAAACAGAGGGTTATATTGCAAGATTAGTTGTATCAGGTATTGGTAGCACTGCAACTGCTAATACAACTCTTAATTTTGGTGCAGTTCAACAAATATTTTTACAGAATGATGGATATGGATATCTCACCGCACCAACTGTTTCAATTAGTACATCACCTGGCGTAGATGCGACTGCGGTTGCAATCATGACATCTCGATCTGGTATTGGAACTGCAAAATCTATCGATAAAATTCTTTTAATCAATCCTGGCAGTGGATACATCGGAATACCCACTGTAACCGTGCCAGGCACTGGTATAGCGACTGCTGGCATCACTACTTTAGGTTCGGTAGGTATTGTTACAATTACGTCTGGTGGTTCTGGTTACACTACTACACCAAATGTTGCGATTACTACCGCACCATCAGGAGGAACCGATGCATCTGCTGAAGCCGTCATGGTTGGTGGAACAATTAGTGCAATTAGAATCAGTAACGCTGGTAGTGGATATGTGTCTGCACCAACAATTACAATTGGTGCTGCAACATCAATAGGAGATGGTAATTATATCTTTAATGAAACTGTTCAAGTTTCATCTGATTCCTCGGAGACTGCAAGAGTTAAAGTATGGGATTCAGACTCTAGAACCCTAGATGTTAGCATGTTAACTAAGATGCAATTCCAAGTTGGTGAGAAAATAAAAGGACTTGAATCTGGTGCAGAATATGTAATCCTCTCTGTAAGTTATGACCAACCAAATGATTATCCAAATGAGGAGTATGGTGCGAATCAATATAATGATAATGCAAACTTTGAATCCGAAGCGGATGCGATTCTAGACTTCTCTGAGGGCAATCCGTTCGGAACATTCTAAATAGTTAGAAAGCTTTGATATGTTAGGTACTTATTTCTATCATGAGATATTAAGAAAGACAGTTATCGGTTTCGGTACTCTCTTTAATAATATTAACATTCGACACAAGGATGCGAGTGGGACAAATTTTAGTGTCTTAAAAGTGCCATTGGCTTATGGGCCAATGCAGAAATTTTTGGCAAGAATTCAACAACAACCAGATTTAGACAGAGAGACAGCAATAACTCTTCCTCGATTGTCTTTCGAGATGCAAGGATTACAATATGATCCAACTCGTAAGACTGGAATCGCACAAACATTTCTTACAAAAAACGGAACAAACGCAAAGAAAGTTTACATGCCCGTTCCATATAATATTGGATTTGAACTTAGTATTATGGCTAAGTTAAGTGATGATGCATTACAGATATTAGAACAAATAGTTCCTTACTTTCAACCATCATTTAATATTACCATAAATTTAATTAGTTCAATCGGTGAGAAGAAAGATATTCCAATAGTTTTAGAAAGCATTAATTATAGTGATCAATATGAAGGTGGATTTGATGAGTATGATTTC